AGTCAGCGCCGGTCTAAGCGCCCTGCTTTATTTCAGTCTTTCGCTTGGCGGGTACTGAACCGCACTGTCGTTATTTATCCTGTCGAGCGTCACAGCTTTCCTGATTATAACAAATAAACAGGATAGCAAACCATGCCCCTTATGCCTTTTAGTTCTAGGGGTATAACTATTAATTCTTAGACATGGGTTGCAACAAGTCCTAGAATCTATCTCGTGTTAACAATAAATCAATACAAGGACAACAATCATGATTATCGAATGGCTAGACCAATACGTAGAAGAAATCACCATTTAAGGAGAACAGGACAATGACTAACGAACAAATTTGGAACAACAACACACCTATCAGCGATATAAACGGACTCGATTTGAACGTGCCGGAATGGATAGAATTCGATATCACACCATACGATGTTGCGGCTATCGTTCAAGGTGGTTGCGACAGTGGCGCTTATATGCCCGCGGTTAATTACTACCACGCTAACAAGGTAATGTCGGAGCATGGCGACGATGTGTTGTGGTATATCGAGCAATACGCTGACGAATTGCCCACGCCGCCTAAAGGCTCATCCTGGTCACGCATGGCGGTTTTTTATCTGTCCTATGCTGTCGAACTATGGGCAGCAGGCGCACATTATGAACTTGAATTATTCGATAGCGAGGCAGCGTAATGACTACTGTACACGATATGTGCGCCTATTTTGCTGCGTCACAAAAAACCAAGCTGCGAGTACCGGATAACTGCTCGCCTCATAACGTGCGGGATTATTTAGCGTCGCGGTTTAATTGTCACACTGAACCACTACAGGCAATGCCGAATATCCTGGTTAAAAAATGCCCTACGTGCGGGAGATAATCAAAAATGAAAATCACAACAGAGATTAAATCGATATCGGCCCTTTGTGGCGGCCTATTGGCGGAAAAGTACCGCAATGCCAAAACGCCTGAGGACAAGGCCGGATATTTGAAGCTAATCAATGACGCCGACAGCTTGCGGGACTGGGCGCAAGATATGGAAAAGCACAGATACTGGGGGAGATTTAGCCGTGGAAATTAAATGCAAGCGCTGCGGGTATTACTGCGAATTTGACCCCGAGGAGGGCGGCTATATGACCTGGTGCCATGAATGCAACGACTACCCCGATGCTGATATCGATGCCGCTAACAGGGAGCATTGGGCTGGCTTAATAGACGCCGCCAAAGATAGGAGTAAGTACGATGCAAACAAGTGAAGACACGCACACAATCGGCGGCGTGAGCTATCGCGCCGTAATGGATGCTAACGATAATTTCTCCGTCTTCAGGAATGGTATTTACGTCGGCGAAATAACGCACTACTGGTCGATTCGAAATGATTTTGCCCAGTGGGAAGTTTTCGACAGTAAGGGTATGCAAATAGGTTCGTTCTACTGTGATGATAACGAGGGTATTTATCCGGATGACGCTGGTTGCCAAATACTACACGAATATGCCGTAAATCCTCCCGGCTCGATACCTTGGACAATGGATAATAAATAATGACTAACAAAACATACAAGATACTAATTGGCGACAAGCCGATTACAGGCAAGACGTATCACAGCGTCTTAATCGAACAAACTTTTGAAGATATGTTAATCCAAATGTGGGCGCTAGCTAAGCAGGATAGGCCACAGTATGCGTCTTGCTGGTGTCCTGGCGCATGGGAACCTATTACTAATTACGCTATGTTCGACGCTGAAGTGCCGGAGCATTTAGAGCAATTAGTTAGCGCGGCAGTTTACGTGCTAAATCATACCGAAATTGAGGACTTAATTGTTGATGCGCTAAACGCTTATTACAAGTCCTTCGCCCGACATGCCCACAAAAAAGACTACGTTGAAAAGCTAGTAAACGCCGCCAAGGAATGGGCGCTAGACTGCCAGGATTACGACCAAAAATGAAAACATCTGATTCAAACCAACTAAACCGCTATCGAGCTGCTTTACGGCAGTCTCGGGAGCTTGTCGATAAAGCCGCTAAGCTGAACAACCCTAAAGACGAGGACAGGCGTTGCGAGAAACTGCACGAAGCCTGGAACATCCTCACCGAAGCCTTAGAGCTTGAATGGCATGAGAATGGTATTGGCGAGTATTCCCTTGACCTTGCTGGTGTCCCTCACTTCAGGGGTATCGATGGACGCTGGCACAAGTCCTGTATGGATAAAGAGGCTGTCGTTAGGCTGATGAAAAAGCACGATGACGTTAGGAGCATAAAACGATGAAGATTAAAAAGCTTGTCTTCACGGTAGAGACACGAGATTACACCGAGCCATTGCCGGACAAGAACAGGGACAATAAACGTGTTATTTTTGTCCCAACAGAAGTAGAGGTTGATTTGAATGACCAAAAAACGAGTAGACGCTAATCAAGCCGAGATTATGACTAAATACCGTGAGCTAGGCTTTTCTGTCTTCTCGTGCGCTCCGATGGGCAAGGGCTTTCCGGATTTGGTTGTCGGTATTTACGGAGTGACAGACTTAGTTGAGGTCAAAGACGGGCCGAAGAAATACCTCACCAAAGCACAGCGAGAGTTCTTTGCAGAGTGGAAAGGCTCGGCTCGTGTGGTGCGGGATACTATCGACGTTGAAGAACATTTAAAGGAGCTACAAAATGAGTTTTTCTAGAAATTATCACTATTGGTCTGAAATCGTGCCTATTTTGAGATTTAAGAGCAGTGAAGTACGCGGTGAACAGTCCATTAATCCCCGGCCTAAATGGTCTACATGGTGCGAGGAGGAGCTAGAGCACTTGCGTAAACTCTATGAGCAACATCCTCACGCTTCAACAAAGGAGCGGCGGGCATGGTTCCCCGCAAGGACTGCCGATAGTGTTGCTATTAAAGCGGGTCGTCTTGGCCTAACTAAAGGGCATAGGCACGATGTATAAATTCAGCATGACCAGTCAGGAACGGCTAGCCACCTGCCATCCTGCGTTGCAGCAGATATGCAATGAGGTTATCCAGGTCTATGACATTACTGTCTTGGAGGGATACCGTGATAAAGAGCGACAGAATTATTACTTCAAGACGGGCGCATCGAAACTACGCTATCCACAGTCCCGGCATAATTCCGAACCTAGTCTTGCGGTTGATATTGCTCCTTGGCCTATTAACTGGACTGATATTAATCGGTTCTACTTTATGGCGGGTCATGTCTTTATGGCTGCACATAAGCTAGGGGTAAGGATTACATGGGGCGGAGATTGGGACGGGGACAAGTCATTCAAGGACAACAAGTTCAACGACCTCCCCCACTTTGAATACAGAGGTGAGTTATGAAATTTGTCTTAGTTATCACGTACTTACAGATGCAGCTAACGATACCTGTACCATCTATCTTTGACTGCCAGCAGCTTGCCGCGTCCATCTGGAGCAAGCAAGAATTGACTTACGAATGTATGGAGATGCTATAATGCCCTAATGGATTGGGCTGAATTTGTCAAGTTATACGGGCCGCTAGCCATTGGGTGGGTAGTGGCTTTTTTTCTATGGCAAGAACTGAAAACACATATTGCTCGATATCACGAAGAAAAAGAGCGGGACATTGAGGTCAAGGCGAACATGCTTAATGCGCTGCAAAACCTGACTGACATTATTAAATCATGATGGAAGCTTTAAGAGCGTGGCTCATACCTGAGGGCATCACCCAGGCAGAGAAGATTAAACGAGTCAAAAAGCAAGACGACGAACTTAACGCCAAGTTGGCGGCGCAATTCGAAGACTTTGACAAAGAACTAAGAAAGAAAAAACAATGCATGAAATTGTTATCGGAATAGGCGAAGTATGGGCAGGTCTTGCTTATATTTTGGCGGGAATCGGATTCCTGATTCTTGATAACGTCAACAACATCCCCGGCACTTCCCTGGTAAAAGTTATCGCTGCGGCAATATTAATTATTGCAGGCTTGGAAGAACTAGCCGACGCTGTAGTGACTGAGAGTTCAGGCTTGAGCGCTATGATTATCCAGGCGTCTTGCACTAGCGCTCAGGTTATCACTAACACCATTGCTTGTTGGGCGCTCTATCGAGCGATTAGGTACTACGTATGATTCAACTCTTGCCGATAGTCGGCACTATCATCGATAAGATTATCCCGGACAAGGAAGCGGCGGATAAAGCCAAGCTCGAGCTATTAAAGGCTCAGCAGTCCGGCGAGCTGGCAGAGATGGGCGCTATGCAGTCTATCATCGTGGCAGAGGCTCAGTCAGAACACGTCATTACAGCGACGTGGAGGCCCGTGGTGATGCTTACCTTCACAGGGCTAGTGGTACTGCACTTCTTAGGGTTCACTGCGGAGAACATCTCCCCGGAGCAGATAGACGGATTGTTAAAGATAGTCCAGTACGGGCTGACTGCCTATATAGGCGGGCGGTCTATGGAGAAAGGGCTAAAGATATGGAAGGAAAAAGAATAGCCGCCACACGGACGGCTACCTTTGCTACTCTTCTTCGAACTCGTCAGTAACGTCTGTCCAGACTTCCCAAAAGTTATCTTCTGAGTCTAGCAGTCCGGCTAGATTACCATCAAAGTCGAACAAGCACTCATAGACTTCGCCGTCTTCATCTTCGACTATAGGCTCCGGGTCTTCATCATCGAATTCGAAATACAGCTCATCTTCATCATCAACTGGCCCCCAGCTGATATCCCACTCAATATCCCATGGATACATATCTTTCTCTCCTATTAGCTTAAAAAGGGGCGCATCGCCGCGCTATTTAAACCCGTAAGATTGGCGCAGCAGAGTAAGGTAACGTGCACCTTCCTGCGCGTCCCAGAAGACATGAATTCTATCCGGGTGCGCTTCATCGAGTTCTGTATTTATCACCGTGACACAGCAGGGCGATAAAGTTTGGTCTCTGAATCCTTTTTCTTTTGCGTATGTGTCGTAAGTTTTGTACGAGGCGACCTGAATTGCCTGCATGTTAATACCCTCTTGCGGGTCTTTGAGCTGCATGTGGCCGCTTTTATGTCTGTGACCACAGATAGCTATGTGGTCTCTGAATCCGAGCATGAGCGCTTTACCAGGGCCGTGCGCAGGGTTCCACTGCGAATGCCCAGCAAAATCATGCCTCGCGTTAATTCGACAGGTCGACTTGTTAGGGAATCGTAAATTGATACGGACTTCAGAGCTTTGATAAAGTGCCGCAACCTGCCTTGTAATCCACTTAAGAGGGTCAGCGCTACCACTCCAAGCATCGTGATTACCCCCGATAAGATAAAGCAATTTATCGCTAACATAATTTATATAGTGCTCCGCTAGTCTCCATCCATCTGCCGCCGTTGTTTTGCTCTCTGCATATAGTTTCGCCAGGCGACCCACCCAGTTATCGGTAACATCACCCACGTTTGCACAGTATAAAGCGGGCGTGTCCATAACGAGATTGCAATGCTCTTCAAACAATCCCAAATCAGTACCGGGATTATCAAGATGGGGGTCACCAAAATGTAAAACACCAATTGGGCCATCAATTTTAACTCGACATGGGATGAGCTTGCTTCCCTCGGCGTGTTTGTGTTTTCGCTCAAAGGCTCGTTTGTGGTGTTGGATGACTTCTTCAATGGGGAGTTCATCGGTTGGTGGGAGCGTAATTTCAAAATCTCGTTCTCCTTCCCAGGGGTTGAGGGGTAGCTTTTTCTCTCTGGCGTAGCGCCTGATACGCTTGCCGATATTGCTAGGGTCTTTGCCGACCTTTAAGGCCGCTTCTGTGTGGCTAAACCCGTTCTCTACAAAGATTTTATAGAGTTCTTCCGAGCTGACGAACTTGCTCATGCGTGGCTCCTGGTTAACACAAGATGAGTGTATATAACGGATATTACAGGAAAAAGCAAGAAAAGAGGCCCCGAAGGGCCTCAGTGACGCTGTGTTAACAATCCCAAGGAGCTTTTGATTGAACGTCGTACTTGACTATAGCATAAAAGGGGTCTACAGTGTGTGACGTGTTAACAATTTATTGGAGTATTTGATATGCATAAGCGTACCCTTATCGCTGAACGTTCCAGAACTGGTTCTCAGGTCTGGGCTATCCCCTACACAGAAATTACCCTAGAAGCCGAGAAAGTTGGTGGTTGGGTTGACGTACACTACAAAGGCGAGTTCGTTTTCGGCATGGCGTACCGCGATGCCAGCAATGCCTTTGCCGCCTGGTTGTATCCCTCAGGCTCCGTCGTTTATGACGAATCGGACGCTGCCAAACGTCTCCGTAAGATGGAGGTTGAAGGTAAGTTTGACATCCCCCGTCAAGAAATCAGCTATCAACACGAGGAATAAGAACATGGGCATGGTTAAAGAACAGCATCAAGATTTACTTATCGCGCAGACCGCACTACTTCGCAGCGTTGCTGCACTGCCAGACACGCCTGAGTGCAATCTGGTCAAGAACCTGGCGGTCGAGTATTACGACGCGCATAACGAATATATCCGGGCCTTGTCGATGGAGGCCTCGGCAGTCCTGGACAACCTTCACCCCGAGAGGAAATTGCAATGAGCGTAATTATAGGAACAGTTAGAAACTTCGAGAGCAAACCGAGCCAATACGGAGACGGGAACTTTGAGCGAATACAGATTGAGACAGACAACGGCTACAAGTCGTGGTACACCTCCTACGCAAATAGACATGTCGACGTGGGCGAAGAAATTACTGCGGAACTTAGAGAGTCAAAAAAGACCGGAAAAGAGTATATCGCCTCATTCGAACTCAGAGGCGCTGAGGCGGCACAACGCGACAGGGGGTACGATGGCATGCCCAAAGCGCAAACGCCCGCGAGAAGCGCTCCTGGAGCCTCTCAGGGCGATTCTAGCGAAGAACGACAGCTATCCATCGTCACGCAGAGCTTGTTCAAGACAATTTATCCTGAACGCGCCCAGCAAGAAGACCCTATAGACGTTCTGAAGGGCTGCATCAAGCTTGCCCTGGCGATGGAGAAGGAAATTAAGAAAGCGGTAGCCGCCAAGCACATCAATGGTGCAAAGGCAGCTTTAAACGAAGAGCAGAACCAGCAAGCCCAACAGGCTAGCGATGATGAGGCGGGCGGGTTTATTGACGACGATGTGCCTTTTAGTCAGCTAAGGGGCGACCTCTATGCACTGTAAACCATGTTTTAAATGCGGGGAGAGCAAGCCTCTCTCCGCGTTTTACAAGCATCCCGGTATGGCTGACGGGCATGTTAACAAGTGCAAGGAATGCAATAAGTCTGATGTTAGAGAAAACCGCAAAGCGAATATTGAGTATTACCGCGCTTTCGATAGAACCAGAGGCAGCCGCCAAACAAATGAGTCTACTCGGCAATACAGGGCTAGAAATCCCGAGAAATACAAAGCGCATTTAGCTGTTAACAATGCGCTTAGGGGTGGCAAGCTAGTTAAGGCTCCCTGTGTTATTTGCGGTGATAAGAATGTTCATGGACATCATGACAACTATGCTAGGCCTCTAGATGTTGTCTGGCTGTGCCCAGTGCACCACCAGGAAAGACATGCCTAATGGTGGAATTGACGTTAAAACGCTTTGCAGTTTTGGTGATATGGCCTAAACTATATGACCTAATCCGCAGTTTTCTATTGTCCTTTTCCTGCGGATTCCTGGCTGGCACCTACTTGATGTGGGTGCTGGCCTTTTTTATCTTAGATGGGAGGACGCTATGAGCCCCTTTGCTTGGATTGTGCTAATCATCCTCGTGCTGATGATTAACGACTATTTCTAGCCTCTTCTAGTTCTCTCGATAATTGTAGCGCGGCAAGCCCTTCCGGCGTATAGAGCGCAGCCGCAGCATTGCTGAAAGCATTGCCACCCTGGTTAATTCCTCTGGCAATAGCGCCCTTAACATCTCCGCGTCCGAGTGTCTGCGCCGCCATCGCGGCAGCGAAAGCAGACGTCGGGTCTTGCGTGGCTATACCTACGCCCCCACCAGCGCCTAGTGCGCTCATGCTGCCAAGTATGTTTCTATTCTCTTGAGCGCCAATAGAAGACTCCAAGGCATCTCGCATCTCTAATAGCGGAGCCTGTCTAGCGTTCAGGTCTGCAACTGGCCCTTCCGTAACTGTGTCTTCTATGCCCTGACGCAGTGCGCTACCGACGGTCTTGTTAGCCTCGTTCTTAGCAAACTTGCCTTTACGTGATGCGAAGTTAGCTTTCTTCCATGCTGCCTGCTTGCTTTTCTGCGCCTTGCCTACAGAGATAAAGGACTGAACCTCTCCGTTGCTGTCCGTCAGTGATTGTGCCAGCTTGTCACGAAACTTCTTGAGTTTCTTAACGTCATCGACAGCCTCGACGCCAAAGATATCGTCAGAGCGTCGTATGAGGTCGTCCAGGGCGTCAAATACAGGCCTGGTAGGAACCATGCCTAGTCGGTCATCTGCGGCAGCGATAAGCCCGTCAAGCTGCTCGTTAATACCTTCCACGATGCGCTCAAGCTTAACCACGCCTCTCGGCGTTGGGCTTATCCCTTCGTCGAGCATGGCCCGGATTATTTTCTTACGTTTCTTTCTTAAGGAGGGCGGTAGTTTGGCAGCGCTCGCCATGACTCGCGGCGCAGCAACATCGCTCAGCACCTGCCCTGCCTTGCCTGCCCCTTGCGCTAGCATGTTAGCGGGCACGTCAAGCGCCTGCCCAGCAGCAGCAACAGCTTTCCCGACCTTCCCGACTTGTCCGGGTGCGCGAGCTGCGGCGCTGCCGCCCGCAGTGAAGATAGCAGAGGCATCCAGAATCACTCCTACGGGGTCGTCCTGTAGAGAGCGCTTAGCTTTATCTATAGAACCGTAACGCTCCTTATAGAAATCGACCATTGCGTTAACAGTCTTTTCTGAGGGGTCATCTAGCCCTGCCGCTTTGGACAACATTCCTCTGGCTAAGTCGCGCAGGCTTCTCGCTGTCTCTACAGGGGAGAGCAGCGGAGCTACCGTGGCCTTAGCTGCCTCTAGCCCTGATTCGGGGATGTTCTCCAGCATCTCCAGGACAGAGAAATCAAAAGGCTCGGCTGGAGTTTCTCTGCGGTCAGGTAGCGCGGTTGCGTCACTTCGCCCCTGGCTGGCCCGCTCCGCAGCTAGCGCCTCTCGCCTCCTGGCGATTGCAGGGTTAGCTGTGCTTTGTGCTAACGCCGCTCTGCGTTCAGCAATGGAGGCCATTTACTCGCCAACCCTAGGTAAATCTACCATGCCGAACTCATCAATCATAAGCTGCTCAATCTCTGCATCCTCATAACCTGCTTTGATTAGCTCGTCTATCCGGGCATCCATAATTCTAGGCATGTCTTCATAAGCAACAGGAAAGGTATCGTTCTTCGCCATTTCTACTATTTCTTCTTCAGTGAATCTCGTCCCGTTAGCGACATTCATGGTCTTAAGCATATATCTTGCTCGCGCATGAACAGCGGCGATATCGCGTAGCTTCCCTTGTAGCTGGGCTTTCGCCTCTGCGCCCGCCATGCCTGTTAGCGGATTGTTTCTATCCCCATACCAAGCTTCTGTCAGTTGCAAACGCTTCGCTTCCTGCACAGACACAGCAACGCCTGACAGTTCCTTGATAGTCATGTTGACCTGGTTCGCCATAGTCTGCCTGAGACGTGCATGGCGGGTTATCTCGGCCTTTTCTTGCGGGGTGGCTTTTCCGAAGTAGTCTTTACCTCTGCGGAACATATCGCCCACTCTGCCCTGGAAGGTCAGCATATCCGCGTCAAAACTATCTGCTATCTGCTGTAGCCTGCCTAGCTGGTTGCTGGTGTCCACCACTACCTTTTGAAGCGCATTCTTTGTGGGCTTAGTCGGTTCATACCCCTCGGGTATGTTTGTAATGTTGATGTTGTTAGTTGTGCTTCTGTCCTTTCTGGCGGACTCCATGCCAACCGCGTCTTCAGCAAGCACCCACTCGTTGCGCCCCGTCTCCGGGTTGTAAACCTCTTTTAATGCCTTGTTCGCGGGCCTGGTCGCGTTCATCCTGTTGGTTAGCGCGTTCTCTGCCTGTATATCTAAGCCCGTGTCAAATTGGTCGAGCCTGCGATTGCTCTGCTGGTTCTCCAGCTCCTGCTGGTCTAGCGCCTGGAGTTGTTGCGCCATCATGGTAGCGCCCTCGCCATCATTGAGCTGGGCTAAGCGCTGACCCATGAATGAGACAAACTCACGCTGATTCTGCGGGCTGATGCCTGCTTTCATGGCTTCCCGTAGCGCAATACGCCGCTTAAACTCTGCCGCCTTGGGCGCATGTAGCTCAAACGGGTTAACGTTCTCCGGTATCGTCTGGAATGGTTGCGGTGCAAACAAAGTAGATAGATCAGCCATTACGGATTACCAAAGCTAAGCAATGGCCCGCTACCATTGAAGGGGTTCGCTGGTTGCTGCCATGCAAAAGGATTAAAGGTTGGTGCAGGGGGCGCAAAGTAGCTATTAAACCCTGCGTTTACCGCCCCGCCCACGAGGCCACCCAGGCCATTAGCGAAGTTATCACTACGCTGTTGCGCCATGCCTGCAAGGCTCGCAAAGCCAGGGTTGTTCGCTGTCCGTGGCAACATCGCTTGCCCGCCCTCCAGGCTAAACGCCTGCAAGGCTTGCCGCCTGTCTTCGAGGCCCATCAGGTCGTTAAAGGCTGCCTGATAGTCGTTGAGCAAGCTCCTGCCGAACTGCTGCGAACCAACTTCCGCCTGCAAGGCACGCTGGAATCTGCGGTCTTCTATGTCGCTAGCGAAGTCTGCAATCTGTCGCTGCGTGCCTGAGTGTGCGCCCTGGCTATTGAACAGCTTAGACTCCAGGCTTCGGAATGCCTGCCCTTCCCGCTTGTTGTTAACCGCCTCTGAAGCAGCCAGGAGCCTGTCAGCAAACTTCCTACGGTCAAAGTTCTTGGTGTCATAAAACGCGCGGTTGCTTAGCGCCAGCTTGTTTGCGAAGCGATTCTTGCCGAACTGATTAAGGAAAGCGTTACCGTTCTGATTAACATCAAAGAGGAAGCTTCTCGCCTGGAAAGGCTTAGGCGTAAAGACCTGCTGGCCTTGTGCCGCTAGTCGCTCTGCGTCGCTGGACGAACCACCAAACAGAGAGCTGGTCGCTGCGCCTGCTACTGACCCTGCTATTGGCCCTAATACTGAACCTGCCATTATAATGCCACTCCATACTCACCGTGCATTAACTGAAAACCTTCTTTTTCCACAAGCTCAATCGCTCTTTTGCTTTCTTGTGGTAGTTGGACGCTAAACCAAGTAGCGCCTTGCTCTTTTGCTTTAGTCCGAGCCGCTTCGAGCAATGCCATGCCCAGACCTGTCTTTCGTTCGGATGGCAATACATACCAGAAATGCTCCTTTGCTACGATAACTTCGTTGTTGAAGTACATCGGGCCAAGCTCATATCCTATATAACCAGCCACATCGTCAGCAACAAGCAAAGTATCATTACGAACCAAAGCAAGTACTGACTGCGCAGCAGATAGCTCATCGAACGGCCAAGGGATTTTAAGCTCTTTGTGATGAAGGATACCCCTTGCGACAATTTTCGTAAGATCGTCATAGCTTGCGTCCCTAATCGTCACCGGGTTTATCTCGGATAATCTCTATCCATTGCCGAAGATTGTTATCAATACGCCGCAACTCTCCCTGCGACTGCCTGATCGTAATGTTAGCGCCTGCGATAGCCGCCTCGGCTGCGCTGATAGCTGCCTCGACAGCGTCACGCTCTGTTTTGTTTGCCGTGATAGCGGCCTCAATCTCGTCCCAGGTTGCGTTAGGCTTAGGAGGTTGCAAAGGCATTAGGTGACTCTCCGTGCTCTGACCTGCCAGTTAAAGCCTGTTAAGCTTACTTTCGCTGATTCTGCGGTCGCCTGAGAAGTCAACGTAATAGTTATGTTTCCAGTCGCGGTTTCCGCCGCCTGATAAGCAAACACGCTAATCGCTGCTGTGTTTTGAAGTCCTGCCGTAGCATACATCGAGGATTTGACGGTTTGCAGCGCCGTTCCTCCAGTGCCGGAACCGTCTCTGACAATTAACGTGATGTTAATGCCGCTGCTTAATGTCGTGGTTTCATCCAGATAACCGCATCCTGATATTTCAACATCGTAGGTTGTCCAGTCTGTGGGGATAGCGATGGTGATCTCACTCTCACTAACCTCTGTCGTGCTTATCGTCGTAGTCGCGACTGCTGCACGGCCAACAACCACCATTTCGTTTAGTTCGGTATCTACGTACGCTTTAGTCGCTGCGTGCTGCGCAGCAGTGGGGTCGGCAAGCCCTGTGATGTTGTTACTGCCCATCGCCAAGTCACCGGACATGGTGCCTGAGCCGTCACTGTCTAGCTTGGACGATATCGCCGTCGCAATATCATCGAATTGCGTCTCCAACTCCGAGGCGTCAATAGTATCGCCCGTGGTGCTGGTAAATGTTTCTGTGTAATTACCCATGAGAGAGTCGCCCCATCCTCGCGTAGTGAGCTAGTTGCTCAATAGTGAATTTAGTCCCGTCTACTTCTGTTTTCAGGCCAAACGAGAGTATCTGCCCTGAGCCGAAAGGGCTAACCTGAAGCTTGGCACGGATAACCCCATCTCCGTACACACCCGTGCCGTATGTTGCAGTGCCGTATATGCCACCCGCGTCAATTGTCGGGACAGCGGTCGCCTGTGTTTTCTTGTTCGCGCCGTACTCCCAATCATAGGTAAAGGTAATCGTTTGCCCGCTCGCCGCTTCGAAAGCACCCACGGACTGCTTCATCATCTTAAGATTGGGGGAGCCAAAGTCTACATTCTGCGACTTATACTCGACCATAAAGCCCAAGCCGTCATCCTGATAGCCTGTATAGGTGCCGTACTCGCCTTCCTGGCCGATATAGAGCGTTCCTTCATGGTAGTAAAGACTGTGCCACTTCGGTACTTCCCAGGTTGTTACGCGGGGTAGCCCGTCTTCAAACACCCGCTTGAAGTCAAACACCCAAGCCGTGTTGCCTGTAAACAACAATATGTAGATACCCTCATCCGGATAATATGCGCTCTTAACCCGCTCAGGAGAGCCTGAGACAGCCGCTATGAGATCTGTTCTAACATGCCGTGATAAGTCGCGTAGCGGGAAGTTATCTTCGTTTACAGCCCGTTGTAAAGAGCGCAGGCCGTCCCGTGACAGGAACACAAGGTCGTTGCCGACAGCCTGGACGCTATCTCTTGCAATGCAACCGATATTGTCCAGCGTTTTGTATATCGCCAGACTTGCCGGGTCGTCCGGGTTACTAAAAATAACAATCGAGTTCTCAAGGAACACGACTAATTTGTTCTGTATGTGATTAATGGCGACTATCTTGTCGTAGCCGCTACGCACCGCTGCCTCGTTAGAGAGGATGTTTAGCTCGCCACTGTCTCCCTGTGTGGTGGCGCTAATCCATTCCGTCTCATCCAGCAAGCCGCTCCACAGTAGTTTGGTCGCCGCACTGTTGGTCGCCCATAGACGTCCAAAGGCGCTGTGCAGACAGTTGCCGTTAGCGTCCACCGTCCCACCGCCCTTTGGAGATATGGCTGCAAAGTTACCCGAGCCGTTGTAGACAATCGCTGTTTGCCCCTGCTGGCAACCTACTACCTTGTCGTTAAAGTTCTGGAACTGCCAGTGCGCATCAGTGTGTGTCAGGCTGCCTTGCTTATCCGCGGTGTCCTCGTATATGTGGTCAGCCGTGCCGCTAATCACCGAGTCACCAGAGCTGCTGTCGTAGACGAATATGCTGTCCACCCTGTCCGAGCCGCTCAGGTCATTCGTTCTGCTATAGCCTTTCCTGGACGCGAGTCGCCCCGCATTGTCGAATACTAAGTTCTTCGCTACGGTCGCAAATCTTGGGTCAGCAGTAATCTCCTCGTCTTCAAGGCTGATACCGCCGAACCCCGGTGCGCGAACGATAACAGGCTGAAGCATTAGGGGACGTACCACGCTTCGTGATAAGGGCCGTTATCCTTATCCCGGTTAACCGCATCTGTCAGGGCGATGCTGTACTCGCTCATGACCTGCTGGAAAGGTTGCCCGCCATCCTCGCCACGCTCGGCAATAGCCAGCGCTAACGCACGTAAGGCGACCGGCGCTCCCGGCACACTAATGCGTGTCGTGTTATTTGCGAGGTCTGCCTGTGGGTTAATGCAGTCAAGGATGAGGTCATAGCTGCCGTCGCTGTCAGGCCACAGCTCCAGCTCCATCTCGCCCGCACTGTCATAGCCTTTCAGGGCGTAGAAGTCAGGACGGCCTGATTGTGTCGTGCCCTCATTGCGGTACTTAATAATCTGGTTTCGGGGCTTAGGCCACATCCTGTGCTCTTCCGTGTCGTTATAGACCGCTATAATCCGCGTTCTGTCTGACGTGCCAGTGAACGTCACATCCGTGTCGCTCGCCACAATACTGCCTGTAATGGTTTCCCGCAGCGTATGCCACTCGTGAGCGTCTTCTACTTCCCGCTTCGCGGAGTTCACCAAAGAACCCACTAGGCGGGAGTAGTCGCTTGACGTATAAGCAGAGACCGAGCTTTCGCGAAGCCGCTGCAATACGTAGTTAACTGCCTCTAAAAACGTCATTAGATAGCGTCGAACGGGACAACTTTAATGCGAATCGGGGCCGATGCTATGTTAGAGCCGCCCGTTGCGTCAGCAAAAATACTTAACGTCACTTGATTAGCCGCACTAACAGTTGCGCTATAAACGCAGTCGTCAGAATCAAAACCATCAATAGACACAAAAACAAAGTCGCCAGGCTTCGCGCCAGGGACAGTAATATTTTGCTTCTCTACAGTTGCGGCCGTGATAGCCGTCAAGCCTGAACCCAGCGTAGTCTCGTGATAGATTCCACTCATTCTACTCATTTAATCTCTCCTATTTTATTTAACTCTCAGGGGATAGAGCTGCCCCGCCCCGAAGGGCGGGACTAACTTAGTTAAGCTGCCGGAACAGCAAACACGATGCCCGCGTCATTACGCAGTTCAGCCGCACCAAACAACATATCGGCGGTAAACAAGTCACCGAGATACTCTTGCTTGTATTGCGTCTGTACACGTACATCGAGCTGCTTCGCCAAAGCGATAGCGGAACGATGGAACAGGAAGCCTGCGCGGTCGTCTACAGAACCTTCCGCCGAAGACGGGCAGTTAGTAGAGACAAAGACCGGGACACCGTACACGTCACCGATAAGGCCGTTACGAATCGAGTTAGCAGAGCCTGCTTCGCCCACGAACGCTTGTTCCGTGTAGCGGGCAATACCCAGCATATCTTTCTTCGCAACAGGCGGAATCACCAGTGAGCGCTCGGACTGTGGTACATCAGCATTATCTAATGTAAGGATCATCTGGCGAAGACCTTCATCAGTAATGTCTGAGGCGTTATCAGCCGAACCGTCATAAGTGGTCGATCCGTCCCCGGCTGCGACAGCAGCGCCACCGAAGTCGTCGCCCGCCGTATCATAGGCGTTGCTAGACTCGAAACCGCCTGCGGTGTCACCACCTTGTAGCGTGAACATTGTCCAAGCCAGGTAGCGGTCAACAAGCTTGCCTAACGAGAAACCCGCATCGTCGGTATACGCCATACGGAAAGAATCCAATTGCTGCGTAGCAACAATGTCTTCAATCATACGGGAGTATTCCCAATGCTGGTTAATCGAGATAGGCGTGTTACCTTCCGTGTTAGCAATCAAGGTCACTTGCGTTTCAGCCGCCTTAGAGGAGGCATCCCCGCGTGCGAAGTTCGGCACGTTAATCGTGTCGCCTTTCTTGCCGGTGTGGTCAAATTGGGTGACTCTTTCTGCAATCACCAAGTTAGTTTTAAAGCTAGCAATAACCTCGTCTGCCCATATTTCAGGTATGAATGTGGCATTCGTGGTCGTTGTAGCATGGGATGAACCTAAAGCCATGTTACTTCTCCAATATTAAGTTTATCGAACACGACCTTCAGCATAAGCTTTTGTGATTTCGGGTAATCTGGCGCGGTATCCGGCCGGGTCAGTGCGTCGCAACTCCTGAATCTCAGAGCGCAACAAAACCCCGCCGTCCCTAACACCTGCGTCCCCACTGCCTGCACGGCCCGATGCTAATGCGGCTCGTTCTGTATCCCTAGTCGGGGTAGGCCGAGCTTCGCTCTTAAACGCATCTAGTAGTTCAATGCCGGTGTCCAAATCTCCCGCAATCGCGGCCTCATAAGCAACGCTGTTACGCTTCGAGCTTTGCACCCACTGCGCAAATTTCGGGTCAACCAAAATCTGCTGGTAATCCGGGTGCTTCTCAACAAGCTTCGCCTCTGCCGCTTGCGATTTAGTCTGATTCAACTCCTCGCGTAGTGGCTGAGTCTTCTGCTCTACCAAGCGTTCCATGGCGCTTATTTGGTCGCTATCAAATGATTCGCTCATTAACTGACGGTCTTGTTCTTCAACCTTGGCTTCCAGGGCCGAGCGGAGTCGCCCGATTTCATTTCCCTGTTCGCCAAGCTGTTTTTTAAGCCACGCAACCTCACCCTCGTCACTTACGCTAGCAGGTGTGTTTACTGCTTCATTCATAGGAAAAACCTCTTCGTTGTTTCCCGCAAGCCGAGACTCTGTAAATCGTCCAGGTTTGCTTTCTCGTGGGCTTTCGCCCATTTATCCGTCGCGCTAGGAAAATCCCCTGATACAGGGTCTAGCTCGAAACGGACGCCGTTTATGAACAAGTCAGCTAAAGCACCACACTGTCCACACTTATGGGTATACCGTTCACTGACCTTATTCCAGCCTGTGAAGTGGTCACCGCATTGCTTGCACCGATAGCTATAAAGAATCCGACTCATTCATCTCATCCTTTACGTTATCTTTTAGTGCAATCAATTCATTCAGAATCATTAACTGACCCTGACGTATATACATTTCCCGCTCGCCGGTTACACCGACGACCTGGTTAACAATCTCGAACTGGTTACGCCAGCGCTCGCATAGCTTGTCCCAGCCAATCGTGTTCAGCGTCTCGTAGATATCTTCTATCTCGCTATTCGCCGCCACTGCTGACCTCTCTCAAGTGTTTCTTCGCTGCGGCTCGACGCTCTTCGGCTTCGGCCTCCAGCTTGTTAATCTCTGCCGCCATCTTCTCTATATTGGCGATAGCGGTAGATTCTGACCACTGCGCCTCTCCCCGGTCGCGAGCCGCCTCGGCGTCAGTTTCTTCCGCCTTGAGCTGTAGCTTGGCCCGTTTATCCAGAATCTCGCTTTCAACCTTCATCTGCTCTAGCTGGAGCTTCTGCATCTCAATCTGTTGGTCAATGGTAGGTTGTGGAGGCTGCGGGTTCTGCGCCGCTTCTAAACGCTGGTCAACAAAACCTAATAACGTGTCCTTAGCGTCCAAGCTGAAGTTATTCAGCATGGCTCGCACAATGACCCAATATTCAGGGCTACCCGGTTCCATTGTCTGTAGGAACTGTGAGAGCTGTGCAATCTCAAATTCACGGGCGCTCGCTCCTAATCCTGAGTACACGCTAAAACGGTAGTCAGCCATTGGGTAGCGCTGGGGCTGAAACTGCATATAGCGCCAGGCGGTCTTCTGGATAAGCGGCCTGACTAGATTCTCTTCGATGTTTCTCAGTGTGCGCTTACCGCGCTTAAACATAGCCCCCATCATCATGGACATACCCGAGGCCGTCTCATTCGTAGGATTCACGCCTATGGGGCTAGAGGGCGCGACGGAGCCGGTCGCCATCTGCACCATACGCTCAAGGTCGCTCGCGTGTCGGTAGCTGTTCGCATCCGGCCCTGGTAGCTTCAGGATGTCTATCGCTTCTTTAGGCGAGCCGTTAACCGCAAGGCGTTTGCCTGGGGTGACACGACTGTCCATGCTCCGGGGTGCCATCAAGGTGTTCACCACGGTCATCGGGTAGGTACTCAGGGCAAGGGAGTC